GAACGTGGCGGCCCAGGACTACTTGGTGCAAATCCTCCAGGGCAGCACCGCGATCCCGATCGTCCCGTTCGCGACCGGCAAGAACAAGGCGGACCCCACGTTCGGTCTCGAAGCGATGGCGGCTGAGTTCGCGGCCGGCAAGTGGATAATCCCGAACCGCGGCGGCGTCTGCCACCCGGAAGTCCAGGAGTGGGTCAACGAAATGCTCGGTTACAACCCAGCGGCGCACTCGGGCGATAGATTGATGGCTGCGTGGTTCGCCAAGGAAGGCGAGCGTCTCAGCGTCCCGGTTGCGAAGCCATACTGCGGAACCGTTCGCCTCAAACTCAACCCCTTGTGATAGGATGCGCCCATGGCGTCAGGCATAACTCGCGATATTGGAGCCGCCGGGCAAGTCGCCGGCGCGGTAGCGGACCAGCAACTCGTCAACGAACGCATGAAGCGGTTGGGCTTGTCGCCGACGCAGGTGGAGTTGAACCGCCTCTACGCCTACTACCGAACCGCCCAGCACGACGCCTGCGCGGTCGGCTGGGACGGCGATCCCCACGTGGACGCGGTCTCACGCGAGGGCATCTGCAGTTCGCCCCTCCTACCGGCCGGCTACGAGGACGTCGGCAAGAATCTCAGCAATCTGCCGCTGAAGTACCGCCGGCCAGCCGTGCCGTGCCATCTGTGCCACGTGATCGTGAGCCGATTCACCGAACTGCTGTTTACGGAGTCGCAGTCGCCGGCGTGGAAGATGGCGGGCGATCCCGACAGCGAGTCGTGGGTCCAGGCCGTTACGAAGGCCGGCGCCCTGTGGTCGACCATGACCCAGACGCGCGATCTGGGCGGCGCCATGGGGACCGGCATCCCGGGGTTCAAGATCATCGACAGCGTCGCGATGTTCGAGACCTTCGATCGGCGCTGGTGCTTCCCGACCTTCGATCCCGCGAAGCCTGGCCAGCTCTCGAAGCTGGAGATCCGCTACATGTACCCCAAGGAGGAGCGGAACCCCGAAACGGGCCAGTGGGAGGAGAAGAAGTATTGGTATCGGCGGACCATCGACACCGAGGCGGATGTCCTGTGGAAACCGCAGGACGTCGGCGACGGTTCGACGGAGCCCAAATGGGACGACCCCACGACGGTCCAGCAGATGGTGAAGCACAACTATGGCTTCGTGCCCATCGAGTGGATCCCGAATCTTCCGGTGAGCGACGACATCGACGGCGACCCGGACTGTCTGGGCTGTTACGACTACTTCGACCGCATCGGCGAACTGGACTCACAGTGCTACACGGGTGCGGCCCGCAACGCCGACCCGACACCCGTGCTGAGCAGTGACGGCATGTTCGAGCAGGTGAAACTCGGCAGCGCCACGGCGGTCAAGACCGAGAAGGGCGGTAGCCTCGGGTACGCCGAGAGCACCGGCAGCAGCATCACGATCGCCTCCACGGAATCCGACCGCTTCCAGAAGAAGGCGCTGCAGCTCGCCCGCTGCGTCCTGCCTGACGAGGAGGGCGCGGAGATTCGCGGCGCCGTGACGGCCACGGAAATCAACAAGCGCACCGCCAGCATGCACGCCAAGGCGTCGCTGCTGCGCCAGCAGTACGGCCGCGGTGCCACGCTGCTGATGCAGAAGTTGCTGGAGGTGGCGCGCAAGATGGGCAAAGGTCAGCAGGCCGCCGAGCCCATCAAGACCACGACCGGCCAGGAGATTCCGGCCGGCACGCTGGTGCGCTCCGAGATCAAGCTGCCGCCAAAGGTCGACAAGGAAGGCCATGCGCAACCCGAGCGGTTGGGCGACGTCCAGGGCGTGACGCTCGAACTGGTGTGGCCGCCATTCTCGCAGCCGACCGCCAGCGACACCCTCACGAAGACGCAGGCGACCGTCCAGGCCCGCGTCGGGCGGCTCATCTCGATCGACACGGCCGTGCGGCACCTGGCGCCTGACTTCAATATCGACGACACCAGCGCCGAGGTCGAAGCGCTCAAGAAGGAGCCGGCGCCCGGGGGAGACTTGGCGGCGCAATCGCTGAAGGAATTGCAAGAGGGTCGGTGAGGTGAAAATCGCCGTAGACTTTGACGGCACGGTCGTCAAGCAGGACCGGCCCTACGCCGACGTCGTGACCCCGCTGGAGTTCGTCGACGGCGCCAAGGATGGCCTCCTGGCGCTCAAACGCGCGAACCATCTTCTTCTGCTCTGGAGTGGCCGCGCTTCCCGGGCGCTGCTCCTGGACCCCCTACTAGACCCCTTCGTCCGTGCCGGCGTCGTGGACTGCGACCGTCGTCACTGGCTCGAATCCAGGGCCATCCACCGGGCGCGCTACGACCAGATGATCGAGTTCGTCGAGAGAGAACTCCCTGGGGTCTTCGACGCGATCGACGACGGCTTGGCCGGTAAGCCTAGCGTGGATCTCATCATCGACGATAAGGCGATGGCGATGCGCGGCCCCGCCACTTGGGCGCGAATCGCCCGCGTGTACGGCGAAACCGAACCCTTGTATGACGCCGCGGTGGCGAGCGGCCTACTGGACCGCCCGGTCGAAAGCCTGAACCTTGTGCCACGTGGAACACTCCGGGCCGTCCTGGACCAGATTCATGGCGAGATGGTGGCGGCTGGCATCGCGCACTACTGGCCGACCTTCGAGCTGGGGCAGGCGGGTTTCTGGGCGGCCGACCGCGCCACGAGCATCAACATCCCGTGGTTTCTCGCCAACGACGAACTGCGGGCGCTGGCGCAGGAGCGCTACCCGTGGACCTGGGAGACCGTCACCAAGAGCATCCGGCACGAGGTCGGGCACTCGGTCGGGTATGCGTTCGAGCTATGGCGGCGCCCCGACTGGCAGCAGGTGTTCGGCGACTTCCTGGCACCCTACCCGAAGTCGCAGCCCGCGCCGGTCGATCCCGCCAGCACCGAGTGGGTCAACTATGTGCCCGGGGTCGAGGTAGGTTACTCGGCGCGGCACCCCGACGAGGCGTGGGCCGAGGCTTTCGGCTGCTGGCTAGATCCGTCCACCGACTGGCGGGAACGCTACCAGGCGGGCACGGGCGCGCGCCAGAAGCTCGATTACGTGGACGGCATCGCCAAGGACGTGCTGCGGGGCCTGCCGAGCAATTGGGACACCGGGAAGCCGAACAAGTGGCGCTCTGCATACAAAGGTCAGACCGTCGGGCAGGCTCTCGCGATACCTACCGAAACAAACACCTTGACACCATGACAACTATGGTCTACCCTGGATTGCATGAGCAAACGAAAGGGCCAAGCCGTCCGGCTGACCGACGAGGCGTACCGGAGGCTTCGCTCATTGCATAAGGCGATAGTGGCGCGGGGTTGGCAGGTGGTCGGCGTGACGAGCGACGAGACCCCCACGATGGCCAGTGTGAACGCCATGACGATCGCCCAGGTGAGTGACCTGGTGCCCGAACTGGCCGCCAAGAGGGAGGGCTGACCATGCACATCGAGGTTTCGGGCAAGTTCTGGAACTGCGATTGTTTGGACCCCAAGCTTCGCTGTATCCCTGTCGAGTGGCCATTCTGTCCCAACTGCGGCAAGAAGCAGCCTGAGCGGTTGCCCGAGGCCGGCGACTGGGTGTGGGTCAAGGCTCAGGTGAAGGAAGTCGACCAGGTATTCCCCGAAACTCTGACCAATGTGACCGGCTTCCGTCTGTTCGCGTACAGGCAGCGCACGAGCCTGTACGTGCCGGCGGACTACGGCAAGACGTGGATGCGAGTTACTGCCAATCAGGCCAAGTTGCTCACCGAGCGGGCAAATGAGTGCGACGAACTGAGAAAGACGTATGCGCAGGTCATGACCCGCAACGCCGAGATCGTGTCCGACTACCAGAAGTTCGACGCCTACCTGAGCCGCATCTCCGACATCATCGACGAACGCTGCGACCTTTCCGTCATGATGATGGCGATTCGCGATGTACTGAAAGAATGGAAGGGGATCCTCTGATGGGCCACGACGCCAAGATCAAGCGAGCCCGCAACGAGGCCGGCTTCCTCCGCAAGCTGTTCGGTGGTCGCACGGACGCGCAGTCGCTCTGGCGGCGCACGGTCCTGCACGGGGCCACCTGCTGTCACTGCCAGACCGCGAAGGCCATCGGAACCATCAACATGTTCTGGCCCGTGGCCGACTTCCAGAAGGACCAACTGAAGCTGGCCATCAAGTACGCGACCGAGTGCGGGGGTAGCATCCCGGTGGTGAAGTTCCGCGTCTGCGGCGAGGAGCGCGCGTTCGTCGCCATGCCGGTCCTGTACTTCTGCGGAGCGTGCCAGTCCGAAATGGAGAAGTTCGCCGCGCATGCGCCCAGCTACGTGGTCAGCGAGGTCCGCACCGGGCCGGCACCCGACAAGCTCATCATGCAGGTGAAGGGAGGATCGTCGTGAAGAATCTACTCGTCCTTGGTTTCCTCTTGGCGTCCTGCGTGGGGGCCATCAACGACCCGCCGCTCTTGCCCGATGCCGGCGCGACGAAGGCACAGACCCCCGACGTTCAACCGACGGCGCCTCAATGCGTGCCTGGCACCAGCGCGGCCTGCTCGTGCTCGACCGGCAGGACCGGAGCCCAGGTCTGCGGCGCGGCTGGGACGTTCGGCGTCTGCGCATGTGAGGTCTCGACGACGGCCGCGACCACCAGCGTGACGACCAGCACGGTCACGACGCCAGATGCAGGGGCGCGGCCAGACTTGCGACCAGCTTCACCCGACTCGCTCGTTGATCCGCTCCCGATCTGCCAGGGCGGCGGAATGCGGATCACCTGTGAGGACCCGTCTCAGATGGGCGGCTGGAACGACGCCGGGATCATGCTTCCGCCCACGGACGCGAGCCCATCGCCGATGATGCCAGCACTCTGGTATTGCCTGTACGGGTTGCGATGCCCGGCGTGTTGGAACGCAGGGACGGGGGCTTACTCCATCCCAGCGGCCATCATCTGCGACGCCTCGACGGGTGGCGTTCCGGCGTGCGCGCCGTGCGACTGAGGACGCCGTCAACGACCCCTCCCTAAAGGGAGGGGCTTGTCACTAGCCTGAGCGAGGTATCGCACGAATGCGTTTCACGCCCAATAGCTGCGACAAGAGGCCGGCTGACGTCGGCCCTGCGTGCGATGTTGGTAGCCCCAACCAAGTCCGCGTTGGCCGCGAACCCGCACGACTTGCAAACAAACTCGGACTGGCTCTTGCGGTTGGCCTTGTCGATGTAGCCGCACGCGGGGCAAGTTCGAGAAGTGTTGTGCGGATCTACGGCCACAAGTTTGACGCCAGCGATGGCGGCCTTGTAGCTGAGGAACGCGCGCAACTGAAAGAACGCCCATCCCGAGTGCATCGCCCGCTGGCTTCTCCTGAACGTTGCCCGCTCGCGGATTCCCGTCAAGTCTTCGACGGCGATGCCGCGCCCGGTGCCTTTGGCCTTGGCGACGATGTGCTTCGAGATCACGTGGTTGGTGTGGGAACGGAAGCGGGCCTCCTTGCCCGAGAGTTTCTTGAGGTGGCGTTTCGCCGACTTGGTGCCGACGGGTTGGAGCATGTTGCGAAGACGTTGATGGCGCTGGCGCGTAGCCTCGACGGCTGCTCCGCTGTGGGCCTCGCCATCGGAGTCGACGGCCAGGTTGCGAATGCCGAGGTCGACGCCAAGCCAACCTTCGGGGTCGACAGGCGAGCCATCGGGCACCTCGACGGTCACGTAGAGGAACCACTTGCCCTTGCGAAGTACGAGGTCGGATTGCCCACGCACGCCTTCGAGGCGCGCCCGGTGGTAAGAGCCGGCGACGTAGGTCACGAGGATGCGGCCAGAGATGGTCAGCAGCGAGACACGGTCCATGGCCTTGAAGCTCAAGATGCGCTGGTCGTAGGCGATGGCTCCGCGAGGCTTGAAGGTGGGCCTGCGGGTACGGTCTCGCTTGTACGCCTCAGCCACCTTGGAGATCACACGCACAGCCATCTGGGAAGACAAGCCGAACTTCTCGCGCAGGTCGCGGTAATGCAGCCCGTGCAGTCGGTACTTGTCGGCGGACTTCAACTCGAAGGCACGCTCTGCCAGCCAGTTGCAGGCCGCGTTCACACGTTCGAGTGTTGCCAGGAGAGCAGCGGCCTGCGCGGGCATCGGAAGCAATTTTGCTACAGCGACAAGTTTCACTGCTTGGAGTATACTAGTCCAATGCAGAAGAGTCAACCCAGAGCCGGACGGGGCTTCCTCCCCGCCCTAAAGGACGGGGTTTCCACCCCGAAAATAGGATGACCCAATCCCTCGAATTTCGTCGGGCCATCTTCGCCGCTGCCTTCATTCAACGCTACAGCGAACTGAACAAGGACGGCAGTTTTGCCGGGCAGTCGCTCGCATCGTTCGACGCTGAAGGGAGAGATCGATGAGCACACAACGAGGCAAGGGCTACAAGGCGGACCCTGCTGGTCACGTCTACAGCAA